TATAAACAGATGAGTTCATTCCAAACTCACCATAATAAGTTGAGTCTGTACCTAAATCATTGCTTAAAACGTAATTAGTTGATGCCCCTGCTGTTCCACTTTTGTTTTGTAATACTGCCTGTAAATAACTACCTGACACACTTGCGCCAGAAGAAAACCCTGAATTGCTTGCATTAAATGTAAGATTAGGAGTTGTACTTGTTGTCGAGGTAGTTAATAAAACAGGAGTGGTTAAAACATTACTAACAAAAGTAAATCCAGAACTAGAGGAATAAGCACTTGTACCATTTCCGTAAGGTATATACCCTGCGGTTAAAGTACTGAGTCCAGTACCACCATTGGTAACTGCTAATGTTCCTGCCAGCGTTACCGCCCCGGACGTAGCCGAAGAAGGGGTTAAACCCGTCGTTCCTGCGCTAAATGTCGTAACCGCCACACCAGACAAAGTTGACCATTGCGGCGCAGTAGCGCCTGAATTGACTGTTAGTATTTGCCCTGCAGTACCTATAGACAATTGGCTCAAAGCCGTTCCGGATGCGTAATAAGGAATTTGACCCGCTGTCCAAGTTGAAAGCCCCGTGCCCCCGTTTGAGGTGACTAGAACACCTGAAACCGTTACCGCACCGCTGGTAGCCGTATTGGGCACCAAGCCCGTTGAACCAAAAGTAATTGACGTTACAGGCGCTGTCCCATTAGTTGCAGACGTCACCTGACCTTGCGCATTCACAGTTACAGTTGCGTTTGTATACGTTCCCGCAGTAACGCCTGTAGATGTAATTAACAACGTATACGTACTTGCAGGTCCTGCGTCAGTGCCTGTAAGCCCTGTGCCCGCCGCAATCTGACGTGATTGAGGCAAAGTGCTTGAGTAATTTCCTACCGTTAAAAAGCCTTGCGTAAATGAATACGTTGTTGCAATTTGATTAACAGTGGTCTGGGCTGTTAACCCGTTTTGAACCACAGGCACTAACTCGTACCCCGTCAGAGTTGAGGCGGTAGGTAGTTGAGATATTCTTATATTTGCCATGCTTAAGGACTCAAATTATCTAAGTTACCGTCAATTTTATCCTGAGATGTCTCAGGCGCTATGCCCCATTCACCAGCCCCAGGATTATTTGTGTTAACTTGATTAGGATCGGTTGTTAACGCACTGTCTTGCTCAGCCACATCTTGGTCAGGCCTAGGAAACCTAATTGAGATTTTTTCAGGCTGCCTTGCCGGCAATCTATACGGGTCTCTCTCATCATTGCAGCCTTCATTACAAACTCTTAAACCAGGTATATTTCTATCCTCACTTATATCACTATAAGCACGCTTCATCTTACAACGATCACAAATTGCAATCGACAATACCGTGTTGCCCCTAGTATTTAACCACTTACTCATCTTGTGTAAGGCGCAATGTTAGGCGCAAAATAAATTGGCGACTTGTCTCTTTCTTCCTGCTCCGCTTGAAGCCACGTTTCATTGGCCTCAGCTTTCACAATCGCATATCTATTTGGGTCAACACTTGGCAACTCAAGAGCCATTTGCTGTGCCAACATATTCTGAATGGCCAGATACCATCGCTGTGGTATTTCAAGCGAGCCTGATAAAGAACCTACATCTTGCACGTATCTTGCGCACCAGGCCACAATCTGCGGTGCGTAATTATTAGGCGCAGGCCATAAATACATAGCCGGTTGCGGAATAGTTCTGTCAAACCAATATTGCAAAGGCCTATAGCTTGCAAAATTCTTATTAGGCAAGTTGGTGTAGTCATCACGATTTAATCTTGCTAAAGGAATCTCAGTCGCGTTTGAGCCAAACACAACCTGATAAACACCCATATTTACGCCTGCGGTTTGCAACACTCTCCAATATGGCGCAGTTGCCGATGGGTCTAAATCATAGTAAATCCACATACCAGAAACCCAATTTGTTGCGCCTGGCGCGTAAATTGTAGTCCAACTACTCCCATCTTGAGAATACTGCAGTAAAACTGTAACCGAGCCCGTAACTGCAGGAAGAATACCCACAGTCCCCATGTAAATAGGAGAGCCCGTGCCATTATTAATTCCTATTGAGCTTGAGTTATTTGTGCATTGGCAGATATTAGTATATTGCCCATCAAAGGCATAAGAGCTTGTACCTGTAGTGCTATACCCACCCGTTGTGTTTTGCGTAACAGTTCTATAATTGGCGTTTAATACGTCATTCATCCCAACGGGTAAATAATTGATGTACTGATCAGGGACCAACCCATACACTACTTTTTGAATACACCAGTATTGTATGCCTCTATTAACCAGATTGGAAAGTAAAAAGTAAAGAGCTTGCTTTGAAGCTTGCACTTGTTCAACAGTTAGCTCTTCTGCCAACTTACCACAACGGCGAGCACCACTGTCAATCAGATTTTGAACAGTAATAACTGTTGTACCAACTGTCCCACTAGTGCTCATACTACCACCCTTTTATATCATATTTTTTAGCTGCGCCGCCTGTCTTACAATGCCATCTACGCAATGAAGCAGCTTTTCTTGTGGGTTGACCTTTATCATCTTTCATTGGGCCTGGCATACCGCTCATACGAGCGCAAAAAGAATTATGCCTGGCGCCTTTTGCTTGCGGGGCTTTAAGGTGACTACCTGTTGCGCGATTAAACTTATCTCGACCTTTTTGAGTCAACCCAGCCCCACGGCTTGTAGGCAACTTATCCCCTTTGCTTACTGTAAGCTTAGGGTCACCGCCACTTTTCATTTTTTTAGACTGCGAGTTTTTAAAATCCATAGCAGTTGGTGCGCCCTTACTACCAGGTTTTCTCATGTGCTCACCCGAACCATGCTTAATTCTTTCTTGCTTAGCATGAATATTATCCCATAACCCGCCGTCTTTCTTTTTTACTGATCTTTTCACAGAGTAAGCAATGGCCACTGCTTGTTTAGGCGGTTTTCCCGCATGAACTTCTGCCGAAACATTCTTGCTGAACGCCTCTTTTGATTTAGATTTGATCAGTGGCATAGTTTTAAGCTTGACTTTCTTGCCATGACAAACGAGCAAATGCTGTTCCGTTTCCACCAATCTGGCTAACCGTCACATACAAAATATCAGGGCCATCAGGATATGTTCCTGCTTGGCTTGTTGGCACAGTATTTGACAGTCCACCACCCAAAGCAGAATTACCGAATGGAGCAACTGAAGTCAAGTCCAAAGTGGTCTGGCCTGCTGTGTTGGTAAAGAACGCCGCAATCGACTCGCCACCAGTAATAGTAGTTGCCGTATTGGTGTTTGTTGCCACTTGCACAATTGAAGTTGTGTTTGTGTTGTTTTGTGTTGGTGAAGCAAAAGAAGTAAACCCACTTGTCCCACCAATTACACCATTCAGAATAAACTGAACCAAGTAACTTGTGGTGGTCAACATAGCAATCTCACGCATTTGCAATTGCAAGCGGTTGATAATTTCCTTAACACCCAATGTTCCAACAGTACCGTTATCAACAGAAGGAGCCACACGAATAGCCATGATTGGCACAGCAGTAGCACTAGATGTAGACACGGCTGAAGTCATACCGTAGTTGTAGATTGCAGACACGTCGTTTGTGAACCCACCGTCCATAACCACTGATGAACCCCAGTGCGATAACTGAGCCGCAGAATCAGCAGATGCGTACTCAACTGCAATAGGCGCAGTCGCTGAATAAGTGTAAGCAGTAGCTGAAGACCCACCAGTTGTACCACGTGTAATTCCAGTAAAACTGGTAGTGGTTAAACCCGTATAAGTGAAGTATTCAATTACACCAGATGTACCGTTACCGATAATACGTGCTGTACCGCCTGCGGGATTGAACCCTGATGTGCTCAATACATTAATCGTAGTATCTGTAGTTCCAATACTTGCTGTAATTGTTGTCAATGGCAATACAGTATTTTGTTCATAATGCGAAGGCAAGTTGCCTGAACGCATATAAGCTTGGTACTGTACGTTATTATTTTGGAAGCCATATACATAAATGATTTGACCATTTGTAGCTCGGAAACCAAACCTTGCCACACCCGCTCCGTACCAAGAATAGTCCATGTAGAACATTTGTACTTTAGTCAGGTCTAGGTTATAGCCTGATGGATTAGAAGCTGAGTTTGACCCATCACATACATCCCACCACTGCGATTGAGGAACTTTTACCTCAACAACACGTGAAACCAATGCGTTGGCAATAGTTACACCTCTGTATTCAGGAGTTATATACAACTGTGTATCGCTAGTTATGGTTGTGACACGATGTGTTTGACCACGAATCGTAATATAGTCACCTACAACCAACTGAGTTGTAAATTGTGTACTAGACCCAGTCACCAAAGAACTGTTTTGAGTTGCTGTTACAGTTCCAGTAATCTGGTTTACGCTATTACGCAATACAGCATACAGAGTTTGACCATCAAATTGAAAGAAAATGCCGTTTTGACTATCAAAGAACCCAATCTTGTTGCTTGACCCATACCATGAATAAGGGCTAACGTGAGGAATCGCAGGTACTGTTGATGTTGCAGGCGATGCACTTGGCGTTGATAACGCTGTATACGTAAATGTCAAAGCTGTAGGTACGCTAACAATTTTAAAAATACCGTTGTAAGCAGACTGGTCAAAACCTAAAACTTGGACATAAGTGTTAACTGTCAAATTATGTGGTGTCTTGCTTGTTACAGTTACTGTTGTTCCAGAAGATGTCAACGTAGTAAACGCAATCTGTGGCTTAAGGATTGTTCCAGTAGAAAACTGAATGCCTTTACCAGACTGGTAACGGAAATAACGACGAGTCTGGCGGAACAACTGCTGATTAGGCACTGAGGCACCCGCAGTAAAGTTAACAGAACCATCATAAGCGTGTGTGTCTACCCATCCAGAAGGACGAGCATACAGATTACTTTGACCAGCTGTATTAGCAATTGTTGTCGATGGTGTGCCATTGACATTGGTGAACGTAAATGTTGTAGCACTTGGAGTAGTTGCTACTGTCTGTGAGCCGTTAATTTGAGTTGCTGTGGACGGACCAGTCGTACCAGTAATATAAATTGCTGAGTTTGCTGACAATCCATGTGGGAACGATGTGGTTACAGTAACTGTAGAACCAGAAAATGTAAACGCTGTAGTACCAGTTAAAGCAATACCACAGTTTGAATAGGTGTAGCCTTGGTAGCAATATGTTGTTGTAGCAGAATAATTGTTAACTGTAGTAACTGGGTTAGCAACCTGAACAGTAATAGATGTACCTGCGCTTACACCTGCAACCACATATGCCCAACCTTGAGCATTTGGGTCAATAGTGTCTTCAATAAAGAATGGTGTACCCGTTGCAATAGTGACATTTGAACTAAATGTAATTGTTAACTGATAATTGTTAGATAAGTTTCCAGTAATTGCTGATACTGGAAGTGCCGAATTAATCAAATAATACAGCGATTGACGGTTGTTTTGCAGAGAAACCTGTTCCCATTTGGTCGGCTGTTGACCATACTCAAAATCTGTATCAATCAATGATTGTGGTGTTGATACTCGAATTTTGTCTACAGCATCATATGCGCCTGAACGCTGTGCTTGCTGTAAACGTAATTGGTTGTCGGTGTTCGACGTTGGACCTGTGTAAACAGATAATTCAGACATTTAATTTTTCCTCAATAAAGTGGGGGCCGAAGCCCCCCGACTCTTAGTAGTTGCACTTACCGCCAGCTTTTTTATGAGTAGAAACCTTACTCGTGTGATGACCAACATGCCCGCCCTTTTTCATTGGGTGCCCGTCAATCTTATCATGCCCATGATGATGCGATGCCACATGGTTATGCATATGCGCATGCCCATGGTCACCATGCCCATATGTCGTATGGTGTTCTACATGCCCGCCATGCGCGTGGTGCTTAACATGCCCACCTTTTTTATACCCAGCAGGCGCTTGATGAATCTCACCAGTTCCAGCTTTCTTAGTAGGCATCTTTTGACCATCTTTCATGTCGTTTACGTAGCGGCTTGCCACACTATCAGACACGGTACCGCCTTTAGCATAGTGATGCTTTTTAGTATGGCCACCATGCTTATAGCCTACACCTTCAATGCCACCAGATTTTGTGCTTAAAGACTTAGTTTGCTTAGCGCCTACTACTTTGTCTTTTACATTGATTTTAGGCTTTAAAGTACCTTCAGTTTGAAAACGGTCGCCTTTAGCAGCTAATGCTTCACCACCTTTAGCCATGTGATGCTTAGCATGACCTCCTTTTTTCATCTGTGCGCCTCCTTGAGTAACTACTGGCATAGTTCCTCCTTCAGCCATGTGATGTTTCTTAGTATGGCCTCCGTGTTTATACCCTGGCCCTTCCAGCGCACCAGAAGTGGCTTTCTTATGCGCCTTACCTTCTTCTAAAAGACCGCCTGGTGTAGGGTCATACATGCCACCATGTTTCATATGCTTTTTAGCATGACCGCCTTTTTTAAGACCATGATGAGCTTTAGATGCTTTCTCATGCTCGTGATGCTTGAGTTCTTTCTCAATTTTGTGCATTTCATGCATTTCAGCTTTATGCTCTTTAGGCGACTCAACTTCACCTCCTTTTTTACGCATTAGCATAGGTTGACGTGCTGTCATAGCGGGGCGACGCATTGGCATGGCCATCATAGGGTTACCCCCCATAGCCATATGCTTTTTATGTGCATGGCCCCCACGTTTCATACCACCACCCGCCTCATCAGCTGTAGGCTCAGTGGTCGCTTCTTTGGGTTCACGAGCAAATTTTGTTGCCATAATTTTCTCCTAATTAGGCTTGAGCAATACCAAGCAACCCGGTTGCAGTGGCGTTAGGACCAACTTGAATTGCAGTTAGGCCTAGTGTAAGAACTAGCTTTGCTGCGCCATTTAATGTACCACCTGGGGCATATGTCCCACGCACATCAGGAGTTACTGAGGTAGAAGTCAACTGGGGAACCATGTTGGAAGCACTTGCTGTGTATGAACCAGAAGTGTTTACAAATGTACCTGCTAGGTAATTTGCTTGACTTGATGAAAGCTTACCTGTTGTACCGGAAACATATGTCCACCAGTAATTAGTACCAGTGCTGACACCAGTTGGTGGAGTGCCTGTAAACTGAACGATTGTTCCACTTGCAGGTGAGTAACCAACAGTTAATACGCCAGGTGAAGCAATGGTCCAACCCGTAACAGCTTGTGTGTTGTAATTGGTTGTATTGCTGTAGTACCCATAGGCAAGAGTGCCTGAGTCATTTGACAAAGAACCTGTAAAACGATTGCTTAAGATATAAGCCTCATCACTAATACGCGCAGGCAATCCAAGAATGTTTGTCGTGTCGATTGAAACGGCTACTGTAGTTGCTGCTGAGAAAGCAATTGAGTAAACTTGGAAGAACGCTTTGCGCCCTTTGGTTTGTGTTGACTGAACTGTACCAGACTGAATGATTTCAGTCATAGCGTTGCCGTAATAGTCATAACCCGTAATCGTGATTACCGAGTTAGTTGGGCTACCAGAAGCCGTTGTACAAGCTACGGCGCGAGGATAGTCAAACTGAACAACAGTTGTACCATCAGTGCGAACAACTTGAGTTGTTCCTGCTGTTGTTGAAGCTGCTGCTAATTGCGACCCACTATACGTGGTTGCTACTGTAGGCGTTTTAGCTGCTAACACAGCTGCAACTGTACCTACTGCGGCAGTAGTATCAAATAGATAAACGCGACCCATAGGCCCAAAGCCTAAAGACATAGGTGATGGGTTGCCAAGATTGCTAGTGGCGTTGGTTCCTACAAAAGATTGCGCGGAGCCTAAGAAAAGGTCATCTGAAAATTGTGGCATTTTGTCTTCTCCATGAAAAGTTGACAACTAATTAAAAAATGAGGGGGTTATTAGCCCCCTCGGGATTTATGCTCCGGGTGTACCGTATAAGCAACGTGGATCAGTCCAATTTGGAATGTAGCGTTCTGTAGCCTTATAGCGCATGCTATCGGTTTCAAAATCACCTTCCATTGTCTTTTCCAATACACGGCGCATCATAAGCTTTAAGCCTTCTGGTGCGTCTGTTTGTATCCACCAGTTTGTAGCTGATGTTAAGCGGCTAATTACTGAAGCTCCTTCAGGCAACAAACCAATTGATTTAATTGGGTTGATGTCGTTGTTAGCTGTACCAGTTCTTAGTACTGACTTCAACAATACTTCGGCTTGAAATACGTTGCCAGGCGCAACAACCAACTTAAGAGGCTGCAAACGGATTTTCTTACCATTGTTGTCAACGGCTTGACGAATCTGAATCAGCATCTGCTCAAGTGATGTTTGGCTTAACGCAGCAGCTGTTGAAAGCTGATTGCTAAATGAACCACTAGCAATTGGGTGTGCTGTATTAGTGAGTGATACACCATCACCGCCTGTGTATGAACTATTAAACGCCCGGTTTAGAATGTTAGCGCATAGCAATTCTTTGGTTTCCACCAATGATTGTGCTAAATGCTTAGCATATACTTGACCGATACGAATATGATCGCCATCTTCAACCAATACTTTAGTCAATGCAAAAGCAAGACCAAAGACTTGGTAAACATAGCGTTGTAAGAACAATACACCACCTTGTTGATAGGTAACGGGTGAACCATCAGGTAACTGAGGTGCCGCACCAAACCCGTATAATACAGGCTCTTCATGGTAATTGCGTGGAATGCCTTGCTGTTCACGGAAAACCGTTGACCATTCATCGGCACGTTGATCATAGACTCCATCGAAAGATTCATTGAGAATTGGTTCAACAATCGATCTAAAGTCCGTACTGCGCATTGGGGCTGCCATTGCTTATCCTTTCTTAATTACACTACTGCGGTGAAGGCACCGAAGAATTGTGTGTTAACTATCTGGACACGAACAATAGTGTAAGCATCCCCCCATGCGTTGTCTACGTTTTGACATAGATCAACAACACGCATTTGGCCTTGTGATCCATTGCCTACAGCAGTTGCAGAACCCAGAGTTGCTTGTGACAAACCTGTAGTTGTTGAACCTGCGGTAATGTTAGTGAAGTTGTATTCACCACCAATAGATGTTTGAGCCATTGAACCATCAGCTTGAATTTCATAAATGATCTGTTGATCATTATAGAAATACGCATTAGTTACACTACCTGTTTGAGTAGTTGTACTTGCGGGCCAATAGTTAGATACACGGCGACGGCCTGTTGTATCGGTAAACTCTACACCTTGAAAAGAACCTGTTACAGTTCCTGTTACCAGTGCAGGTTGTATAGTACCATTTGTACCACTGTTTCCGGCTGTACCGTAAACAATAGGTTGGCCTTTTAAGATATTGCTTGCATATCCAGAAGGAATACCGTTTTGCAACACCTGCGCACGTTCCAAACCTGTTGGAAAGAATGCAGGTCTTAAGCCAAACGGCGCAGACGTTGATGACATAGAAACTCCTTAGTTAGACCTATGAAAAGACAGGTGCTTGAACTGACTGATTAAAATTCATGCCATTACCTTCAAGCTGAATCAATGGTTTGCCGGAGCTATCGCGCGCCTGTTGTTGTAACATGTCCTGCTGCACTTTAATCTTATCTTGCTCATCCATAGGCGCATAATGGTGGACTTCCTCCATATACTCTTGATAAACGTCAAGTGGGATTTTAAATAGCAACATTTCATTTACGGCGACGAAACCAGCATGTTCTCCTGCTTTCACTACTAAATGCTCAAAACCTTTTACTTCTTCAGGTTTTACGGGTACATAACCCAGTCGCATACGCTTGTGAATAGGATCATATTGACTGTTTGAAGATAACCAGCATATGTGGAAACCTGGTATTTGGGGTGGAGAAGGCAAAGCTTCTTGCGTCCACTCCGAGCGGAATGTCCTACGACGTTCCTGAGCTGATACAAATTTTTCTTCTGGCGCTTCACGTTGTGCATCATCTAGAGCACGACTTTCGCGGCCAGCGCGATTGTTTCTTTTTAAACGTTCATCCATTATTGACCCCTTTGTTTGTTTTGACGATCCCATGCGGCATAGTTTTGAATAGCCTTTTGACGAAGCTTTGGGTTATCCCATAAGCCTGCTTCTTTCATAGCAGTAACGCGTTCAGGACTAATCCTCATCTCGTTAGGCTTTAAAGTAGCAGTTGTTTCTCTTCCTGAGCTTGTCATCACAGATCGGGGCCTTGAAGTACGTGTAGTAGAATCATTATACACACGATTTGCCTTGTGTGGCATATATTTTGCAAGTCTATCGTCAAGTTCATCCCAATAGTCCTCAGACGCGGGGTCATAGCCTTCGTCTGTTAACTTTTTGTCAATTCTTTGAGTAATCTCTGAGTCAAGATCTTTTCCATGTGGGTCATACCATGGGTTTCTTTCCATCCAGTCGGCGACATGCCTTTGCACCATAGGATCTGGTATTTGTAAGTTTTGATTAACTTGCGTTTGAGGTTTAACGGCTTGTTTCTTTATATTTTGAAGCGATTCGAGCTGTCTTTGAGCTTCAAACCACATCTCTTGTGCTTTAGTTACACCTGCGCCATCTCTGGATGACACAGACTCTTGCATTTTCATTTTTGCGTACTCAACTTGCACGCCAGCGTCTTCAATAGCCTTGTCAACACGAGCAAGTTCAGCACCAGAAGTCTTCTTCTCAATAACTGACAGTCTTTCAGCCAAATGCTGGTTCTGTTTCTTTAAAGCGCTAATCAAATGATTAGATTCTTTGGCTTTTTCACGGTGAAGTTGCTTTTTTAGCCTTCTTTCTTCTCTTCGAGCCTCTCGAATTTGCTCTCGATCAGCATCTTGTGGGTCATTTTGCACATTATTTTGTGCATCGCCATCATTGAAGTCATCATCCGCGTCTTCTGCGGGCGTATTTTGTTGTGGTGCTACCACATTTTCAGGAAGTTGCACAATGGCAGAGCCATCTTGCACTTCTTCAATTTGCATTTCTGCCTTATCTGTCGGGTTCATACTAGTTTCCTTTCAAAACTTAAATAAACGCTTTAATATCGCGTGGGTCACCTGTCACTTTGCCAATTAACTCATGGTCGTTAAAGAAAGTAAATAAACATTTGCCGCTTGCGCCTTTTTCATCTACAAAGTCTACCTCCCATCTATCACCGCCCCACTTAGGCACACGCACAAACTCACCAACTTGTGCCCAAGCGCCTTCAGNCCATGGCTCCATTGATTCACGTTTTCTAAATGCAAGTGGCCCAATTGCAATGATTTTACCAATCATCGTATTCCACTTTTCAGTTTCTTGCGTTTCTTCAGGGATATAAATCCCAGATGCTGTTACTTTTTGCTTAACAGCACGCAACTGAACTAACACACGAGCACCGTAAGGGGCCATTAAAGGATCTACAATTGGAAACGCTTCTTCAAGCGTTTGTTCAACGTCGTTCGACATCTTTTTCTTCCTCTGCTAAAGTTTGATTAATAAAATCCAAGATTTCTAACAATCCTAGACTCTGACCCACTAAGCGCTGGTAGCTTTCAAAGTTAACACAATTACCATCTACCATACCGGCTGCAATTTCTTGCCTACGTTGCTTAATACGACTAATTAGAGTGTTAATTTGCATCTTGCTCTTTCCACTCTTCAAGGATCTGCAACAGATGTTTACGGAAGTTATTCCGCATCACAAGTTCACTGGGCTGATACATGTTAATGAATCTTTGCAGTGGTGTCATAGATCCATTGATTTCGCCCGTCGATTCAGGCAAAATTTCAGGCAATAACGATTTTGCTATAGGCGCTCTACCATATATCTCATCCGTCATAGGCGCATCTTTACCATCTCTGACTTGATTTACAAGTTCAGCGGTCGCTTCTTTCGAAAGCCCTCTAGCTTTCTCGCCGATGTAAAGTGCTGCGTCTTCCATTATCTACCTCTACCTGCGGCTTTGCGCATAGGCGCAATTACAATAGCAACTCCGCCTTTGGCGTGGCCACCTTTTTTCATTGTAGCGATTTTGCCAGTTGGCTTAGGCAAAGCACGCTTTTGTGAACTATCATTGATTAATGTACGAGACTCTTTTTCAGTATAAGGCCCAATCTTATTCACGTCTTTTTGTTGTGAAATTTCAGCAGGCCCTTTTATGCCTCCACCTTTTGCGTAGTGATGCTTCTTAGCAACTCCGCCTTTTTTTAAATGGTTGGCTTCTTGCTCACCCCCCATTGCTATCCTTTTATGCATGTTAATTAACTCACTCATTTGTATCTCCTAAGTTAGATTGAGCTTGGTTCTGGGCATCTAGAACAGTCCTAAACTGCTCATGTTGCAATTGCGCAGCATCTTTTGAAAGCTCTGCGGACTTAATTCTCTCTGCGGTTAAATTGTTCTCAGTGTTCTTCACCAAGTCGGCCTGCAATTTCTTATCAGCTTCTTGAGCTTTTTGCTGTAAGTTTGCGCTATTCAATTGCAATTCTTGCTGATCTTTTTGCGCCTTACGCTGTGTTTCAGCCATTGACGTCTGCGTTAATGCTTGAACTTGCGCCATTACATTGGGGTCAACAGGCGCTTGAGGCTGCTGTTGCTGCATTTTCTGTAGCATGCTAAGCATTTGCTGAATAGTTTGAGCAACAGGCTGCAATTGCTCTTTGCTGTCTGCGTGTACATGTTGCAGGGACGCGGACAACAGTTTTTGCGCTTCTTGAATAATAGGCTCAACTTTCAACACATTAAAAGGTCTACCTAAGGCTGCACTTGTATACGCATCAGCGTGGTTTAAGTACCATAAGGTTAAATGCTGCTTGGTATGCTCAAGAAAAGCAGGCACAAAGGTAGGAGCTACAATTGGATTAGAACCAAAAATCGGGTCCACAGCGTATTGCATATGAGCCATCATATGTGCTATATGGTCTTGCTGTGGAAATGCACCCACGGGCTTTCCTAGTGTCATTGACACATTCTCAAGCGCTGGGTTCATATCTTTTACATTAGCTGGGTCAGGTAATACTTCATTAATTTCTGGAAGTTTAATCTGCTTTAAAATCCGCTTTTCAACCGCCAATCTATTGTACAAGTCTGGGTTGGCGGCAGCCCGGGCTGCCAATGTTTGTATTTGCGCATACCGCTGAGTCTCCGCGAAAATATGCGGGTCAGACACAGGAATAATATCCGAATTAGTTGCAAAGTCTTCCTTGGTAATAGGCAAGTCAGCAATTACATCGCCCTTACGCTGCTCATCCAAGTACCACTTATTTAGTCTAGCCAGAATCTTCAATACTCGACGCTGGCTATCATGCATTCTAGCATGAATAGAACTAAAGACCGCGGCGCCTTGCTCAATCAAAGCTTGTGTAGTTCCTACTGGGGCATTGGAAGTAATATCAGCGATTTTTTCTTCTGATGTAGTCACTACGCCTTTAGCCGCGTCGGTCAACCATCCTAATAACTGAAATAATACGGGTGATGGTTGATTAAAAGGCACAGGCATAGCAATTTTGCGAATATCATCTACTCCTGGCGCGCCTTCAATTTCAGCCACCTGCGTAGGCTCGATAACCGTTGATTGCCCCGAAATTTTAGCCCCTTTAAGCTTAAGCATTGTTGGTGCAGTATTAATATGAGCACTATCAAGCAAAGCCCTGAGAGCACCAGTAAGAGCGGCACTAAGACCACCAATAAGGTGTGGAAACCCGATTGCATACGCACCTCGCCAAGGTATAAACTTCCACTCAATAATCCAGTCAAGCTTAGTTAGTGTGTCATCCCCATTTTCCCAGTTGCGATACAACCCAACAACTGCTCTCTCATTCTCGTCAATCATTAAAACGTAAGGCGCACGCTCGCCCTTGGAAAACTTATCCTCATCTTCATTTAACCAAGTTTGTACGTGATAAACTCGTCTTACACCATCAATGTTCTCACCTGTGTCTTTTTTACCTTCAATCTTTGCATTAGCTTTCTCTGACTTAGACTGATCAGGCTCCATTGGCGCTCTATACACATCAAGGTCAATGTATAGCTTTTGTTGAACTCTTAGCTCATACTCTTCTTGCGTAATGTCTTGTACTTCGGTAACTCGGGATGCAGTATAAAAATTACCTGCAGCAAACGGTAAATAAATATTATCAATAGGCACAAACTCCGCGCAAGGGCGTTTCTTACCATCGTCATACCACATCTTTAAGTATTGTGAACCTCCTAAGGGAAGTTGCGTGAACATTTGCTCCTGCTCATCACGATACTCTTCAATCTGCTCCGTCAACTGCCAATTCATATAGTCGCGTTTGCGATCGGCTCTCTGCG